ATCATTTCTATTATTAAGGTTTGATAGACTAGTCATATTATATATTTAATTGACGTTTAAATGTTTATATATTGTAATAATATTAATATATCTATAAATACGCATTTTAATAAACTATATATTATATAATACATTATATTTATCGAGTGTTCCATTCTCTTTCATAATATTTGTTCTAATATAAGCAACTGCTTGAAGACACGAATCACTTAAATCATCTTTCTTCTTATTATCAGAAAAAATCTTAGATAAAACAACATTATCTTTAATATAATTATTACATATATCAATACTTAGAAGTTTATTAATTTTATATTTATCTTTTCTAAAACCCTTCGCATTTTTTGGACTATCAACTGTAGTCTGTATATCAGGTTTATATTCGTGTGTTTTTGTTTTTAAAGACGCATTTACGAGTATTACATTTTTAATATCTTTATCCCAATACTTAACTAAGCTAAAATAACAATAAATAATATGTTGTATAGTTTTCATAATACCATTTAAATTCGAAGGTTGATTTTCAATTAAAACATAATCTATAGTATTAAAACCTTTACATTTCAATTCTCCTATAATATTATCCATTTCAATATATATACGCTCCGATATATCATCTATACCTTTAATTTCTTTTTTACTTTCAGCTAAAGCAATAATACGCCAGTCAATAATAGTTATAACATCTGTTTTTTGCAATATACATAATGCTAAGTTCTTAACGCCTATATCAAAACTCACGTAAATCATTATTATTAATATTATAATATAATATCTTTATACTTTTATATTTTTTTGAATTGATAAAACATTTTTTTTATTATAATCGATAATATTATTATTTTTTATATGTAATATTAGATCTTTCCAAAATGTGTCATTCTTAAAACTCGTATTATATCTATTTATTTTTCTATATTTTTTATATAACCATTTATGTACCCTATCTTGAAATTCACATTTTTTACTACGAATATTATGTATTTTTTTCGAAGATATCAATATTGATACGAAAGCTTTTAAATCGCTATTTTCGAGATATTCGTCAGGGATACTATCCCATAAATTATTAAACTTTATGTAATTATATGTAGGACATATCAATAAACTTTCTTTATAATCTATAAATGTATTATTATTATCTATAATAAGAATCTTGTTATCAATATTATAAGTTTTATGAACTTTCATAGCTTTTAAAAGTAATGGTTTAATTTTAATAACTGACTTTTTCATATTACCATTAGAATCTAATATACAGTTATCTCTTGTAAATAATGGTCTATTAAACTTAAAGTTATTTTGTTTTTCTATAATATTTATTTCTTTATGAGCCCATGACTTCTCGGAAGCAGTATAAATAAAAAAAAAACAGTTAGGATATATTTTTTTCATAGCTATGATAAAGTTTGAAAAAAATGGTCTTATTAAACGAGATTCTAAATTATAACTCTCGTTTAAATGTTTTTCACACATTGTTTTATTTTTAAAGTTTGTTTGTGTGTTTTTTTTAATTATTTCTTGAATATTATATATATCACATTGATAACTACAATCTCCTATAATTGTTCCGTCCAAATCTAATAAAAAAATATAAGGAACGTTATTATGACTCATTAAATCTATATTATAACTATATTATATTTACATTATAATAGAATATAAAATTATGAATAAATCATTTCAAGAAAATACTTTATCAAATAAATTAAGTGTCAGTGAAATATCATACAATATATTAAATAAATATAACTTTTTAAATCGTATTAAATATTATAATTATATTATTGGTAAATTGAAAGATATTAACGTTTTTAATTGTTTAAAAAATAAAACATTTAAAACATTAAAAGGAAAAAAATACGATGGTTATACTTTAAACAATATAGTTAATTTAGAAAAACAAATGGGTTCTAAGAGTAATTATGGTGTAATATTTCTAACTTCTGTCATAAATGCTATTAGAAGATTTCCTATAGCTTCAAAACTTATGAAAAAAAACACTGAAAATACTATAGAGAAAAATATTAATACTATAGTAACGGATAAAATATTATTAAATAAATTATCTAAACATTTTATTTATACATATAAAACTATTTTATGCAATAATGCTGATATTAATGTACCAGATATTATAAAAAATACTAAATATTATATATCATTGAGCGAACTTGCTAATGGAGATTTAAAAAAATTATGTAATAAAAAAGAGTTCTTAAGTAATGATGAATTAGTTTATAATGTATTGATACAGGTAATATTATCAATATGTACTTTTCATAATATAGGATATTCTCATGGAGATTGTCATTGGGGTAATTTTTTATATCATGAAAACGAAGATATTGGTTATTATCATTATAAAATAAATAATATAGATTATTATTTGAAAAGTTGTAAATATAATATAATGATATATGATTTTGGTTTTGCAAAAAAAATAAAAAAGTTAAATATTACAAAAAAATTATTAAAAGATTATTTGCGTATTATTAATGCTTTTTACAATAATAAATATAAAAGTTCTTGGATTAAGATTAATAATTTACCTTCAGATAAATTAAGTAATTATTCCATATCATTATTTAATATTATTATTGATGTTTTAAATAATGATATTAAAGTGTTAAATTATATAGACTTCATAAATAATTTATTATTACCTTCACTTATTACAATACCTAATAATATATTTTCAAAAATAAAACCTAAAAATAACAACATTATAAATAAAAACCCATTTATAATAAGTCAAGAACTAAAAATGTAATACCATTATAATAAAATATCTTCTAATCTTTTCTTATATTCCAACGCATATAATTCTCTTCTTTTATCTATATACTTTGACATACTTTCATATCCTGCAAATATCATATTTTCAATTTGATAATTTGTTAAAATCATTTTAACACCTGTTCTATTTAATGTAAAGTTTATAGTTCTTTGATTTGGTATGTTATCAGGAATGTAATAATATTCTAAATCAACATTATTTAATTCTTTTAATAATACTTGACTTACTCTTAATTTATCAAATATGTTGTAAATTTGTTTTAATATATAAAATATATTAATATTTTCATTTATTTTTATTTCTTCTTTAGGTTTATCAATTGTATATAAAATCATACCTAAAATATTTTCTTTAGGAACATTAGTAAATATTTTAATTGGAAAGTTATTAGTTAATGCTCCATCATAATAATATTCACCTTCTATTTTTATTGGTTTAAATAATAATGGTACTGACATAGACGCCTCACATGCTCTATATACTGAAATATCTGGTGTATCATCAATAGAAAAAATATTGTTTTCACATCTATTAATATTTGTTGTTGAAATATATAAGTTTATACCAAACTTTTTCGATAATTCTTTGAATGTTATGTCATTACCTATTTCAGGATATTTTTTACTTATTAATTTTGTTAAATGACTCATAAAAAGTTCTATAGAAAAAAATCCATATTCTGTAAAAAATCTAATATAATTTTTTATCGGAATAAAACACAAATTACTATCATCTTTCATATCGTATAATATTTGTTCCATTTCTTCAATCGATAATTTAAAAGCTATCATTAATCCAATAATTGAACCAATAGAATTAGCAGAAATATGTGTTATATTTCTATGTAATTTTTCTAAATATAAATGTCTAAGAGCACCAATAAACATAACACCTCTCATACCACCACCAGATAATACCAAATGTGTTATTTTTATATCACACATGTTATTATCATATAAATATATAAATTATTGTTTTTTTGTTTATATATTTGAATTATATTCAAGAATATCAACTCCATAATATAATAATGCTTCTTTAGCAGAATTATTCTCTGCTTCTTTTTTATTAGAACCGTTTGAAGTAGAAATTATAGTTCCATTTCTATCTTTTACGCAATATGTGAAAACACGTGCATTATCTTTCGATGTTACATTTATTTCTTTAAATTGTGGAGTGTCTTGTAGATAATTTTGCATGTGTGATACAAGCATATCTTTATAATTATTTTTAATTCTAATTAATTCACAAAAGTCAATATAATTTTCTATAATATGAATTAACCAACTTTCTACAATAAAATAACCAGACCCTGATTTTGAAACTAAGTTTATATTATCTACATTCTCTGTTTCTGATTGAAAGTCTAAGAATAATGCTCCAATAAAAGCCTCAAAAATATCTTCCATTATTTTATAATTTTTTCTACCACCTAATTCTTCTACTTGTTTTGAAATAATAGCAAATTTAGGAAGCCCTATTTTATCAGATAAATATCCTAACATCTTTCCATTTACAATTTTTGTTCGGATTTTTGATAAGAATCCTTCGTTCTGATCTGGAAATCTACAATAAAGATAATTAGCAACAATCATTCCTAAAATTGAATCTCCTAAATATTCTAACCTTTCATATGACATATCCTGAAGAGGTAAACATCCATTAGGACAATTTATATTACTTTTATCAAAGTTAGTATTTTTCATAGTACAATAGGACTTATGTACGAATGCTACACGATATAAATTGATATTATTAAACTTAATATTTGATAAACCTGT